AAAAATCAATTTGTTCAAGGGCATCATCCCATTTTCTGTATTGGATGAAACGAGAATTTAATCAATTAGCAAGAGTCTTCAAACTTTATCTACCACCCATATATCCATACGATGTTGTCGGAGGCCAAAGACAAATTATGAAAATGGATTTTGACGATCGAGTAGATATTTTGCCAGTTGCAGATCCAAACATTTTCTCTCAAACTCAGCGTATCTCCCTTGCGCAAACGGAACTGCAATTGGCATCCTCAAATCCAAAGATGCATAACCAGTATGAAGTTTATCGGAATATGTATGAGGCGCTAGGCGTTAAGGATATTGATTTAATTTTAAAGAAACCACCGCCACCAATGCCGAAAGATCCGGCACTTGAGCACATTGATGCTTTGGCGGGAATGCCTTTCAGGGCTTATCCTGGTCAGGATCACCGTGCACATATTACTGCGCACTTGAATTTTATAGCAACGAATATGGTAAGAAATGCACCGATGGTGATAGCTGCGCTTGAAAAGAATTGTCTTGAACACATCAGTTTGATGGCTCAAGAACAAATTGAATTAGAATTTAGAGAAGAGTTACAACAGTTGCAACAACAAGGAATGGCTATACAGCAAATGGCTCAACAAAATCCACAAGGCGCTCAACAAGCACAAATGCAGATGCAACAAATGCAGCAAAAGATTGAAGCTCGAAAAGCCGTATTAATAGCGGAAATGACAGAAGATTATATGAAGGAAGAGAAGAAAGTCACTTCTCAATTTGATCATGACCCAATTGCTAAATTGAGAGCAAGAGAACTTGATATTAGAGCTCTTGACAATGAAGCGAAAAGAAAAGAAGCTGAACAGAAACTTAATTTAGAAAATATGAAGGCGATGATGAGTCAAGATATTCAAGAAACGAAGATAGACCAAAATGAAGAACTGGCTGAACTTCGAGCAGATACATCCATTGAAAAACAAGAAATGGCGAATGCAAATCGAATTAAAATCGCTAAAATGAAACCAAAAGGAGGACAATAATGACAACAGGAAAAGGGTATGCACCCTTAGGAAAATCGAAAACGATTCCTACACCGGATGTAAATAGAAACAACAAACCGGTGAAAACAAGCGGCGATAAAAAAGACACAAACGCTGTTACAGGAACTCGTGCTGCTCGACCACAAAAACCAGTAACCTGGACATAGTATGTGGTTCGGATTAGCAAAGATGGCGCTTCAGGCGGGAGGTAAGATATACTCTAACCGTCAGAAGACAAAAATGGCAATGTCTGATGCACAATTGATGCATGCAGAACGTATGGCCCGAGGTGAGGAAACTTACCAGGGAAAATTGCTAGAATCGCGAGATAACGATTACAAGGACGAAATCGTTTTGGCGATTTTAACGCTCCCCATAATAATTTTGGCCTGGGGGGTATGGTCAGACGATCCGGCTGCGATGGTGAAGATAAACAGCTTCTTCGAGCATTTTTCGGCACTGCCGACATGGTTCACAAATTTATGGATCCTTGTGTGCGCGAGTATTTTTGGTATAAAGGGAACACAGATCTTTAGAAAAAATGGATCTAATAAAAAATAAGGAGGAAACATGAGAAACGACAATAAATCTTGGAAACCAGGCGTACGAGTTGCTAAACAATTCGGCGGTGCTCTTGCAGGAAGATTAGGCGCAGCAGCTAGACCAATTGCTAGAACACTTGGCTATAAAAAAGGCGACCGTGTCTATAAAAAGGGCGGAAGCGCTAAATAAACAATGGTCTTATCAGTACTAAAAGGACTGGGTAAGGCTTACCTAAAGAATCAAGCAAAGACTATTAGCAAAGTTGCACCTTTTTCAAAAACTGGTGGTAAAACAGTTGCAGAATGGAAAAGTAAGGTTTCAAACAAGAAATTCAATGATGCAATTAAAGAAGCCGGAGCCCAAATAACAGGTAAGTTAAAGAAAACAGCTGCAGAACTTGAGAAATTAACTACAACTTTAAAGAAGCAAAAGAAAATACTAGACGACTAATGCCTTTTAAATCAGAAAAACAAAGACGCTATTTATGGAAGAACGAACCCAAGATTGCAAAAGAATGGACAAAAGCTTATGGTAGCAAACCTAAAGGAAAAAAGAAAAAAACAAAAAGGAGAAAAAAATAATGGAAGAAATGGTGTTCGTGGATAAGGTTAGAAGAATTATAAAAATGAGACATGATGATGTTGTAGCTGCCATGGTTTCTGGCGGTGTTGACAATATGGAGAAATATCAGTATATGTTAGGACAGTTACGAACGTACCAGTATATGAGTCAGGAAATATCCAGCCTGCTAGAAAAAAAGGAGCAAAAAGATGGCGACGGAAGAGTTATCAGTATCAAACCAAAAGGAGGTCCCAAAGTCTAGGGAAGCTCTCCAAGAAAAATACGATAAAGAACCTAAAAAAGTAGAAAAAGATTTAACATCCGAAACAGCTAAATTACCCAAACCAACTGGTTGGAGACTTTTAGTTTTACCTTTCAAAATGAAGGAGAAAACTAAAGGTGGTATTCTTATAACTGATGACGTTATAGAACGTTCACAAGTAGCATCGACTTGTGGACTTGTTTTAGAAGTAGGACCGGATGCATATAGAGATAAAAAAAGATTCCCTGAAGGACCTTGGTGTAAAAAAGGAACTTGGGTTATTTTTGCTCGATACGCCGGATCTAGAATGAAAATAGATGGGGGTGAAGTTAGACTTTTGAATGATGATGAAGTTCTAGCAACCGTGGAGAACCCTGAAGACATATTCCACGATTTTTAAACATAGAGGAGAACTATGCCAGACGAAAAAGAAAAAGCAAAAGGTAAAATGGTAGACATCGACACGAGTGGTCCGGGTGCCGAGGTCAGTATACCAGAAGAAAAAGTAAAAGAAGCCGAACCAGAAGTGGAGGTTAAAGATGAAACTACTCAAGACAGTGATAAGCCCGCTGACACACCTGAGAAATTGGATGAGTCTGTGGATGTTCGAGATCGCAAGGACGATGAAGAACAAGATAAAAAGGAAGAAGTAAAAGAACCAGAACAGAAAGAACAGAAGAAAGAAATGGAAGAGTATAGCGAAGGCGTTCAAAAACGTATCGCTAAACTTACTAAAAAAATGCGTGAAGCAGAGAGACAGAAAGAAGAAGCTGTTTCTTATGCTAGACGTGTTATGAGAGAAAGAGATGAGTTGGGAAAACAAGCTAGTGATCTTGACCAGGGATATACTTCTGAGATGGAAGGAAGAATTAAGTCTTCCCTTGCAGCAGCCCAAGCTAAATTATCAACTTCACGTGAAACTGATGATAAAAAAGCTGAAGTGGAAGCCTTAACTGCAATCTCACAATTAGGATATGAGCAAGCTAAACTTGCAGAAATGAAAAGCAGACAGCAGATGGAAGAAACTGCTAGAGAGACTGCAAGAAAACAAGGACCCGCAGCTCAGTATCCAACTCAACGAACCCCGCCACCAGATCCAAAAGCAGAGGATTGGGCGGAAAAAAATGAATGGTTTGGCAAAGATAATGCCATGACTTACACAGCTTTTGATCTACATAGAAAGCTTACTGAAGAAGAAGGGTATGATCCAAAGTCAGATTCTTACTATCAAGAGATAGATAAAAGAATAAGACTTGAATTCCCCCAAAAATTTGGTAAGGTAGAACAACAGATTAGTAAACCTACACAAAACGTTGCTTCTGCAACGCGTAGTTCAAAGACTAGTCGCAAAAGTGTGAAACTCACACCTTCACAAGTAGCAATCGCTAAAAAATTGCGTGTGCCACTAGAAGAGTATGCAAGACAACTAAGACTCACGGAGGGAGAATAGCATATGAAAAACGAAGATAAGAAAACTTCCCGTGCGAGCCAAACAAGAGCTAAAACAACACGTAAGAAAGTTTGGACTCCACCATCGTACTTAGATACGCCCAACGCGCCAACTGGATTCAGACACAGATGGGTCAGGGTAGAAATCTTAGGGTACGTCGACACGAAAAACATACAAGGACGCTTAAGGTCCGGGTATGAATTAGTAAGAGCCGACGAATATCCAGAAGATGACTACGCAGCAATACCGGATGGCAAGTATAAAGGGATTATCGGGCACGGAGGCCTTGTGCTAACAAGGGTACCTGAAGAAATCGCGCGTCAACGAGCAAAATATTTTGGCAAATTAGGCCAAGATCAGATGGACGCAGTAGATAACGATTTAATGAAGGAACAGCATAAGAGTATGCCGATCAATATTGATCGACAGTCTCGTACAACCTTCGGTGGTAGGAAACGTTAATTTTTTAACAATTCAACCAACGAAATTTTATAAACCGTAGACTATGAATAATAGTTTACAAATGGAGAAACAACTATGGCTAACGAAAGTACGACTGGTTTCGGATGTAGACCAATCAGAACTGTCGGTCAGACTGACGATAACTCCGGCTTAGGCGAATTCCAAGTAGCTGCAAGCTCAACCGCTATATACCATCACGATCCGGTATTAACGGATACCGGTGGATACATAACAGTATCTGCTGCGAGTAGCGGTGCAAACTACGCAGGAGTCCTAAACGGATCGTTTTATGTTGATCCCACTACAAGCAAACCTACATGGGCTAATTATGCCCCTAGTGTCGCTGTTGCTCAGAAAGTTTTACTGATCAGCAATCCGCAAGCTATGTACGAAGTACGTACAGCTTCGGCTACACCGGGCAGAACTTCCATTGGGGGAACGGCAGATATTGTTTATACCGCTGGTGCAGCGCCAAATTACGTTTCACGCGTAACTATGAGCGGCACAGTAGCAACAAGTATCACCAATCCGATAAAAGTAATGGGAATTTCCAGAGATCCATTAAACCAAGACACGTCTGCAGCTGGCTGTGTGTATCGAGTATTACTCAATGCAAACATCTGGGGCAATAACGTGGCTGGTATATAAGGAGGATAAATCATGGCAATATCACGTAATCAGCTAGTTAAAGAACTAGAGCCAGGTTTAAACGCCTTGTTTGGCCTGGAATATAAACAATACGAAAATCAGTCGGCGGAAATATACGTCACTGAGTCATCTGACAGGGCATTCGAAGAAGAAGTTATGCTATCAGGTTTCGCTTCAGCATTAGTAAAACCAGAGGGATCTGGAGTTGCTTTTGACCAAGCGCAAGAAACTTTCACAGCAAGGTACACTAACGAGACAATTGCTCTCGCTTTTGCACTCACTGAGGAAGCTATTGAAGATAACCTGTATGACAAACTTGCTTCGCGTTACACTAAAGCACTGGCAAGATCCATGGCAAACACTAAACAAGTAAAAGCTGTATATCCTTTGATTCAAGGGTTGCCTACTACAGACAACTATGATTCAGGGGACGGTGTTTCTTTGTTTACCACAAACCATCCATGTATTGGGCCGGTTTTTTCAAACACGTTAACAACTCAATCAGACTTAAACGAAACATCGTTAGAGCAAGCAATGATCGACATTGCTGCAATGACTGATGAACGTGGTCTGAAAATTGCTGCAAGAGGAATGAAAATGATTGTTCCGCCTGCTAATCAATTTAATTCTGAAAGATTGTTAAAATCTCAAGGAAGAGTTGGAACAGCTGATAATGATATCAATGCGATCAAAAACATGGGGATGGTTCCTCAAGGTTACAGAGTAAATCACTATCTAACAGATACTGATTCTTGGTACATAATCACGGATGTTCCTAACGGAATGAAACATTTCGATAGATTACCTATCCAAACTAAAATGGAAGGTGATTTCTCAACTGGAAACGTTAGATACAAAGCTAGAGAAAGATACTCATTTGGAGTATCCGACCCTAGAGGTATCTACGGTGTTGAGGGTGCGTAATAATTAACACATCATTAAGGGGCCGCCTTAAAACGGCCCCTTTTTTAATGAGAAGAGTGAATATGAAAAACTTCCGAGTACAGATCCATTATGAAGGTTATCGCGCTGAAACAAACGTGATGGCTGAAGATAGTGTTGCAGGGATTGAAAAATCAGTCCTTGACAAACTGGGAAAAAATGAGGTAAAGTTCGAAAAAGACGGATTTACCCGTGGTAAATGGATAACTTATGAGGAAGTTATAAATGACGGAAGACCTGTACAATACGAAACGGTCCTTGGAGTTAGAATGGCAAAGCGAGCACCTGAAGGACGGCAAGCATAATATCCGGATGATTGAGATCAATAGACAAATCCAGGATGTTATAAAACAAATCATTGCCAAAGAGTTCGAAGAGCAGACGCTTCTGACTAAAATACACGAGGCCAAGGCCGAAGTTTCGATAGCCACTTAAGCGCTATCAAAA